CTTGTTTAGTACATGCGATTGCTCTTGAACGACAATAAGAAGTTCCAATGACATCAAGATAATATGGGTCATCAAAAGATTTTGCCATACCATTATTATTACTTTCACTTCTATAATTATTGGTAGTATATCCTAGTGCTTTCATACACTCGTCAACATGTTTTGTTTTATGTGGGTTATCTTTGTTCTCATTTTGTTGAGCATAGATATCTGGGTTGCAATCCATAGCTTTTAAATCTTCTCTAAAATATGCAACTGCAAACTTTTTTCCATCTTCATCACTATACTCACTACCATTTAGATTACCAAACAAACCAAAATCAAAGTGTGATTTAGTTTCTGTTTGTTGACCCTCATCATCAACATCTTCGGAGTGTGCAAAGTAAAAACATTTATCTTTTGCAACAACATCACAAGGGTCGCCATACTTTCTTTTGAAAGTTCTTAATGTTGCAACATCTTCTGGTGGATATGCTCTCTCAACAACTTCTTTTGCAAACTGTTGTGCGATTACATACTCATCATTAACTGTTTCTCTTGCTTTAAGATATGCCTCTCTCTCTTGCGTGTCCTCATTTTCAAAGACATCTTTTATTTTATTAAAGAGTTTGTTTCTTAACTCGGTGTTCATTCTTATCTTTGTCATTATGCTACCTCTTTTGTTAATAATAAAGGACTATCATATTTTAAAATAGAATAAGTCCTATCTTTTCTGTCATTTATTAATACATACCCTTGCAATTTCTCAACTGCTTTTGTATGGTCATTTGTGAAATCTTCAATATCATAACTATTGTCAATTCCCTCGTAATGTGTTTCTCTTAATATTAAGTACATCATTTTTGTTTTCCTTTCTGTTTGTTATTTGTGGGATTATATACTATATATAAACCCATGTCAATTAAAATCTTATTTTATAATTACCACTACAAGTACGATAGTTATTTGCGTCTATATCAAAATAAGTTAGACACGCACTCCCAGATTTACTTGTCCAAGATTTGCAAAGACTATCCCACATAGCTTGTCTTGAAATATGCTTTTTGTGTTTCTTTGCATAATAAGTAATTGTAAAATGTTTATTTAGTTCCATGTTATCCTTTCTGTTATATATGGGATTATATATTATAAGTAAATTAAAGTCAAGTAAAAAAAAATAAATTTATTTTAATTTAATGCTTGACTTATTATATGGGATAATATAGTATAGTTATATCAGCTTCATTTGTGAGTTTATCGCTGAACATAACTATAAACTCTCGGGTAAAGACCCCACGTCACACCGCTACTAGTTAGCCGTCTTCGTTGGGGTGCTGATCCCTGATCCAAGTGGATAGAGGCACAACGGTAAGCAGAAACTCTATCTGAGAATGTTGTGTTGCGCGACTTGGATCTGGGATCAGTCATTAATGACTGTGGAGATAAACACTATAACAAGGGTGTCACGCTAGGATATCTGTATGTATAGCAATGGGAAGCGTCTATACCACCCTCGTAGCATAGTGACTGATCATTATTTGCTGGACCATTACGCTGACGCGTTAATAAGCGTCTATGTAACAAACGAAAGGGTGGGATGGTCCTGCTAATAATAGTATCAGTAAGAGTACACCAGCGTCCAAATCTTGCCTTTGGCATTTCCCTGTACGTTAGCGATGATGGGCAACCTAGCGATGTGTGTAACACCATGGTGCGCCGAGTTCCCTGATCAGGAGGCGCAACGGGTAATATGAAAAAAGCGTCAAGCGTCAAGCGTCGAGCAAAAATGCGTACAACCTGTAGTTGTATAGTTTATTATGTATACCACCATCCCCAGCCACCGTCCAAGTATAACAGATAATCCCATAGCTGTCAAGAAGTTTATTTGTATAAAAGTAAAATAAATTACTTGCATCCAGCTGCTGTATGGGATATAATGGGATATATTAATTTACAGAAAGGATATCAATATGCGTACAGATCGAAAAAAAGATCTAGACATGTACTACAACGACCATCTTAAATTGCACATCATGCGAAGGCTTATGCTGGTGAGCACCTGGAGCGAGATCAAGGGCATCCAGTCCGCGGTGTTTGAAGCGATGGACCGTGAAGATAAGGCCGAGCAGCTGGAGAAGGAAGCGTTCGAAGCCTGGAAGAAGTCCGGTGAAGAGAATTAAACACCGGGATCTAACACATTATTTCTTGCGGCCGCATAACCAGCTGCCGCAAGCTTACCTAAAAAGCTGTAAACAATTTTTTAAAAAGATAAGCAAGAAGCAAAAAGCGTCAAGCGTCAAGCCTCAAGCCTTGACATTTAAATGATATGGGACTATATAAGAATAAACAGAAAGGATAATATGAAAGTAAAAGAAGCACAACAATATACTGGCAGCTTAACACGAACCTCTAAGATGCCTGGCCTGAGCTACAGCCTTCCAGCGTGGGAATGCAAGACAGGCAGCAAACTAAGAAAAATTAAAAACAGCGTCTGTTCTATGTGTTACGCATTAAAAGGAAATTACACAAGATACAAAGCAATTAAAGCAGCGCAATATGTAAGACTTAAGACTCTCACAAATAAATTATGGGTTGAGGCGTTTGTTGTACAAATTAAAAGACAGAAGTATTTCCGCTGGCATGATGCAGGAGATGTACAAAACCTGGACCATCTTAATAAAATTTTTGAAGTGTGTAAAGCAACGCCGGATACTAAGCACTGGATGCCAACGCGGGAAGCGTGGATCAAGGACCACCTGACCAGCAAGCCTGACAATCTTGTTATTAGATTCTCACCTCCAATGATTGGACAGGAGAATACAACCTGGCCCAACTCTTCGATGGTAGTATTGAAGGACGCCAGCTGCCCAGCACCAAGCCAGGGCGGCAAGTGCGGCGACTGTAGACAATGCTGGGATCCTGCTGTAAAAGTAGTTTCATATGGTAAACACTAATGCACGTATTTAAACATCCAAAATTTTATGAAGAGTATAGGAAGCGGGCCAAGCTCGCTCAAAAAGAATTACAAGCTTCTCAGGAGAAGGAGGCCATTAGCCCAAAGCAGTCGACGGACCGCGGCGGGCGTGCGCCAGAAGATTTAAGCGACAAGCCTCAAGCCAAAGCGACAAGCCTCAAGCCAAAGCGTCGAGCAAAGCATCAAGCATCAAGCATCAAGCCAGCGGAGCGTTAAGCATCAAGCGCTGTATGTGGGACCAGTCGTCAAGCGCCAAGCATGGCGTTTCACGAACATCGGTGAGTAGACCGAGGATCGAGGTTGACCCATAAAGTTTTATGGAACGAGAAGAGGCCTTCTCTGTTTGTTGAACCAATATGAAATTCCGTTTTGTATGTGTTGAATGAAACAGTATTTGATGAGGACTAAACCTAACTTTCTTTGTTGTTGTAACTTTAAGCTCAACTGTAAAAAATCCGCATGAATCATGATAACCAAGTAAATCAGGTATGCCTGGAACAGCCCAAGATTCTATCCTTGACCACTTAATTTCAGGTGTGTTTTTCTTTAAAAGTTTCCACAATTTAGTCTCTGGATTCATCGTACCAACCTCTTCTTTAGAATCATTCTCATGTGGTTGACTTGTACGTTATGTTACGTTATAAGTCAAGTTATGGGAGTTCCAAGACAATTAACTGAAAGACAAATGAAGTTTGCAGAGTTGCTTATTTACAATGAGGGACGTCTGTCACCAGCAGAATGTGCTTTACAAGCAGGGTATAAAACTAGACCTAGACAAGCTGCATCAGAGCTTAGGAACCCAAAAATATCTCCGTTAGTAGTTCAGTATATAGGTGAGTTAAGAGCTGAGGTACAAGAAAAACATGGTATTACATTTGAAAGACATTTAGGTGAGCTGGCTAAATTAAGAGATGAAGCTACAGCAAAAGGAGCGTGGTCAGCTGCAATCAATGCTGAAGTTGCACGTGGTAAAGCAGGTGGATTATATGTAGATCAAAAATTAGTTATGACAGGTAACTTAGACAACATGAGTGAGGATGAACTACAGGATAAGATGAAGAGAATATTAGATGATCACAAAATACTTCTTAATGAAGAAGCAGAAATAGTAGAAGAAGAACCATCAGAACTACTTGAAAACCCAAAAAATAAAGAAACAATAAATTAAGTCTTTGGCTTTGAAACAGTAAGGATAGTTTTAAATCTTTTTGGCTGCTGTATAGCTGTTTTAATCCCTTGAGAATCTGGTCCTTTAACTGGAGGTATTTGATTATGTTTAACATAAGGCATATTTTTAGTTAGTGTGGGATTTTTTTTCATAGCCAATAAGCTTCAATGTGTGTGTAACCATTTTGTTTGGCCCAGTGACATCTGTTTCCGCCTTTAGGTACTTTAGTGTAAGGTTTACATCTACCATTGTCAACACGTGTTATTTGTATTGGGCTATTCATACCTTCTTTGTCAAAAGAAGCTTTCAGATAAGTATTATATCTTTTTGTTCTACCATTCATAGTTTCAGGATTATAATGATCTCTTAGTTTTAAATTTGATAAATCAGATAAAGCAATAACAATAGGTGTTTTACCTTCTTCAGGTTTGTTTGCTCTTAATATTTTCATAGATTAATTTTTTCCATCTTGACTATGCAGCCACGTGGAAAGACATTTCTGTCAGAGAATAATTCGTCGTTGTCTTCATAACTTGCAAACGTTCTAATATTTTTTTTATCCTTACTAAATAAGTAAGCTTGAGTAATCATAACACTTGGATTAAATTTTGTAAACTCTTCAGCTGTGCTGTGCCCTGAATCTCCCGTGATGTCCAGCCACTTAATAGAATAGAAATAGTATTTCTTATTCTTAATTATAACATGTCGGTATTTAGATTTTTTCCTAGTTTTTGGCATAAGCAGTTTTACTATAAGGGAAATATTTA